ACTGCACGACAACAGTTTAAGGAGGATTGATATGCCTTATAAAGACCCAGCTAAATATAATGAGTACCAAAAAGAGTACAATCAAAGACCAGAAGTTAAACAGAGAAAGAGAGAGTATAAAAGGACTCCAGAATATAAAGAGTACCAAAAAGAGTACAATCAAAGACCAGAAGTTAAAGAGATTAAGCAACTATGGTACGAGCTTAAAGGCAAGAAAAGAAGTAAGAAAAATTGGAATATTAAGAAGTACACAGACATAACTACGCATTTTTTAAACAACAAAATACGTGCTGCTAAATATAGAACTAATGACACGACATTGACAGCAGAAGAACTACTAGAATTGATACCAAAAGATTTAAAATGTCCTGTGTTTGGAATTAAATTTTCATTTGGTAGTGGTCGAAATTCATATAATATGTCTATGGATAGAATAGACAATAGCAAAGGCTATCATAAAGATAATATAGTGATTGTTTCTATGAAAGCTAATATTATGAAAAGTTCAGCCACACTTAAAGAGTTATACCAAGTCGCAGATTTTTATTACAAACTGGAAAAGAAAGTGGGGTAACATGCAAGGAGATTTATTTAATCCTAGTTATCTAATTAAAATAGAAGGCAACAAAGGTAAAACATGCACTAAATGTAAGGAATATTTACCCATATCTTTTTTCCCTTATTCGCCAGATAAATTATATAAGGTTAGAAACGAATGTAAAAAATGTAGAATTAAACTTCAGAAAGAAGTAGAAGAATTACGTATCATACATGGTATGCCTGAAGAAGATTATGTATGCCCTATATGTTTACGTGATAAAGAAGAAGCATCAGAAGGGGAGACTAAAAGATCGTGGGTATTAGATCATTGTCACGATACTGGTACGTTTAGAGGTTGGCTTTGTGGAAAATGTAATAGAGACTTAGGTAACTTTAACAATGATATTGATACTTTTAAAAGAGCAATAAATTATTTACAGGAGCATAAGAAATGCTTAACTTTATACAAAACGTAGACATAACAGAAGGAAGCACAGTTCGTATGGATTGTCCTGAATGTAAGGGGCGTAAGACATTTACTGTGTCCAATATACATGGGCAACTACTGTGGAATTGTTACAAAGCATCCTGTAGTATTAGTGGCGCAAACAAAGTAGGCATGACAGCACAGGCTATACACAAAAAATTAAACAGGGTATCTACTACTACTGTTAATACTTTCTGTATGCCTGAGTATATCATACCGCTTGAGGAAGCAAGCTATAAAGCAATAGAGTGGGCAGATAACTGGGGCTTAGATGCTAGTACCTACTGCCTGATGTACGACATAAGAGAACATAGAGTTGTGTTCTTGGTTAAGCATGAAGGTGAAGTAGTGGACGCTACTGGCAGAGCAGTAGGCAAGCGTATACCTAAATGGAAACGATATGGAAATAGTGGGTTGCCTTACACGTATGGATGTGGTAAGGTAGCAGTTGTTGTAGAGGATTGTGTTAGTGCTGCAATCGTTGGAGGAGATCGACATACAGGAGTAGCTTTAATGGGAACTTCAATGTCCAATGAACAGAAGCAGTACTTATCTCAATTCTCTACAGCACTGGTAGCACTTGATCCTGATGCATTAGAAAAGACATTACATATAACAAAGGAGTTAAGGAGTGTAGTGTCTAGTGTAACAGCAGTTAGGTTACATGATGACTTGAAGTATAGGAACGAAAGAGATTTGAAACTGATATATAATAATTGAAAGGAGAGGTTATGGAACTTTCTCTTATAAGAAACCTAATGGATAAAGAGTTTTATGATAACAACAAAGGAACACGTTGTCCTGACAGGCTCTTTACTAAGGACGCACAAAAGATTAAAGCTACTATAGATAAGGCTATGGAAAACTATGAACGCAGTGTCTCACCAGAAGAAGTTGAGGCACTTTTTTTATCAACTAATCCTACATTAACTACGGCACAAAAGGGTGTGTACTTTGACCTGTTCACAAAGTTAAAGCAACAAGCACTCATGGATAAGGACATAGCACGTGATGTGTTGAGTACATTGTTTAGGCAGGTAGTAGGTGAAGATGTAGCTAACTTAGGATTTGACTTTGTGAATGGTGATGTTACTACGTTAGAACCATTACGTACTATACTAGATACCTATGCAGAAGATTTTATTCCTAGTGTACAAGTTAATTGGGATGAAACAGATATGGTTACGCTGATCAAAGAGAACAGCATGGAACCACAGTGGAAGTTTAATATACGAACTCTTGCACGTAGAGTATCTGGTGTTAGTAAAGGCCATCTAATTACGGTAGGTGCATTATCAAATACAGGTAAGACTAGCTTCCATGCCAGTTTAGTAATGGGTGAAGGGGGCTTTGCCGATCAGGGTGCTAAAGTTGTCATACTGTGTAATGAAGAATCAGTAGGCCGTGTCCGTACACGGTATATAAATTCAGCCACAGGTAGAACAGGTCTTGACATACTAAAGGATGTTGATACTAACCTAAAGGTATACCAAGAAAAGTCTAGGAATGTTAAATGCACAGATGCATCAGATAAGAACATGGATTGGGTAGAAGCTGTATGCAAAAGTGTTAAGCCTGACATAGTAATACTTGACATGGGAGACAAATTCGCTAAAACTTCTACTACAGTAAGTACACATGAACTATTAAAACAAAACGCTATTCACGCAAGACAAATAGCCAAGCAACATGATTGTGCTATGTTTTATATGTCACAATTATCTGACTCAGCTACAGGACGTACTGTATTAGATCAATCTATGATGGAAGGATCGAGGATAGGTAAGGCAGCAGAGGCAGATTTAATATTATTACTTGCCAGAAATGCCATCATAGCTGGAGGTGATAATGAAGAAGATGCAGAACGACATATTACTATAGGCAAGAATAAGATTACAGGTTGGCATGGCGTGGTAACGTGTGAGCTAGATAACCAGATAGCTAGATTTACAGCATAAGGAGACATACATGGTAAATATATTTACACCTAAATCTGATGTAGAGGAACAAATCTTCTACCCATTTGGCCCTGTTATGGGGTACAAAAAATTGAGTAAGAAGTTTGTGACAGACATGAACGCATTTTTTGAAGCGGAGCCTGACAGTTTAATGGATTATTCTGACCAGCTAGTAGGCAAGGTAAAGCAAGAGCTATACTTTACAGATGCCATGAGAGATTTATTTCTTAGTGAGATAAAACAATTTGTAGGTAGTTATAATAACACAGCTACTATAAGAAACTCTTATGGAAAACATATGCTGGATGTAAAGAATAATAATTACTCTGTGCAGTTTATATCAGGATGGTTAGTGCGTCAGTTTGAGAATGACTACAACCCATTACATCTACACACAGGATGTAGGATGTCATGTGTTGGCTATCTTAAATTACCAGAGGGCATTAACGATGAGTGGGAAGAAGACTACAAAGATCATCATCCTTCTCATGGACACATACAGTTTGTACATGGTACTGCCAGTACATATAGTGCCACTAATTTTATGGTTAAGCCACAGGTAGGAGACTTCTTTTTGTTTCCTAGTGAGTTATTCCATTGTGTATACCCGTTTAAAACTAAAGGTGAACGCAGATCATTTAGCGTTAACTTTAACTTCCTTGAAATACCTAAGAATGGAGAAAAAGAAAATGATAGAAAAGTTAAAGCATCAGTCATTGGTCAAGGGGGGTAGTCTTGAAATGAAACTTACCATAGACGTAGAGAATACTGTAGTAAAACGCAATGGTAAGTTGCATCTTGATCCCTTTGAACCAGAGAATAGCTTAGTAATGGTGGGAGTGCTTGATGATTTTGGTAATGAAACTCTTGTTACCTTTGATCATAACGAAGTGTCTCCCACCCCTGATGGACATAAGATTATACAAGACCTATTGGATCAGGCAACTGTCCTGATAGGACATAACATTAGTCACGATCTTGTGTGGCTATGGGAGTCAGGGTTTAAGTATGAGGGTGCTGTGTTTGACACCATGATGATGGAGTACCTGATACAGCGTGGCATTAAACAACCACTGTCTCTTGAGGCATGTGCAGAACGCTATGAACTGGAGACTAAAAAGCAAGACACATTAAAAGCATATCTGAAAAAGGGTATGGCAGTAAGTGATGTACCACATGCAGAACTATCTGAGTATCTTAGTGCTGACCTACATGCTACACAACAGTTAGCACATGAATTAAATGTAAAGTTTAATACTGCTAACGATGCAGGTTTAGATAAGGTTAGACAACTTACAAATAGAATGGTTGTACTACTGTCTAAGATACACATGCGTGGCTTTAAGGTAGACAGTGACGCACTAGAAAAAGTACGTGTTATATTTGAACAAGAGAGAAAGGAGATATTAGAATACTTAGATGTTAAAGTAAGAAATCTTATGGGTGATGTGCCTGTTAATTTGAGTAGTCCTGAACAATTATCTGCTCTTATATATAGTCGTAAGCCTGTAAATAAAACAGTGTGGATGAATGCACATAGTCCTTATATGTCTAACTCTAGTTTCCATGACCTTATAAGGGATGAAACTACCATAGTATATAAGTCCACACTAAAGCAGTGTAAGATATGCTATGGGTCAGGTAAAATCAGAAAGGAAAAGAAGGATGGGACTCCCTACGCCAAAGCTACGAAATGTTCTGAGTGCACTGGTAATGGTTACCACGTTATTCCTACTAACACTATTGCTGGTTTAAAGTTTACACCACCTACAGCTAAGTGGGCAACGGCTAGTGGCTTCTCTACAAACAAACGTAACCTAGAGTTACTAGCCAATTCCGCAAGGCATAAGGACATGCCAGAGGCTTTAGAGTTTCTTACAAAAGTACAGAGGTTATCTGCATTAGACACCTATCTATCTTCTTTTGTGGGAGGCATTAAAAATAATATAAAGGCAGATGGTTTGTTACATGTTAAGTTGAACCAACACATGACATCTACAGGTAGACTTAGCGGTAAAGAACCCAACATGCAGAATATGCCTAGAGGTGGTACGTTCCCTGTTAAGCGTGTGTTTGTATCACGTTTTAATGGGGGTCAGATACTTGAGGCAGACTTTGCACAGCTAGAGTTTAGGGTTGCTGCCTTTCTATCACAAGACCCTGTAGCAATACAGGAAGTAACAGAAGGATTCGATGTCCATGCATATACTGCTAAAGTTATTAGTGATGCAGGGCAAACAATGAGTAGGCAAGAAGCTAAAGCACATACCTTTGCACCACTCTACGGTGCTAGTGGGTATGGTAGGTCACAAGCAGAGGCTACATATTACTCACACTTTAATGAGAAGTATATGGGCATTGCAAAATGGCACAACACTCTTGCCAAAGAAGCACTTAACAACGGTAAAATTACTACTCCATCAGGGCGTGAGTTTTCTTTTCCTGATGTAGTACGTAATCCAAGAGGGAGGATTAGTCACTTTACACAGATTAAAAACTATCCTGTACAGTCGTTTGCTACAGCAGATATAGTACCATTAGCTTTGTATTGGTTTGATACGATGCTACAACACCATCAATCATGCGTAGTAAATACTGTACATGACAGTATCGTTATTGATGTTCACCCCGAAGAACACTATGAGGTTCTTAGCACAGTAGAAGATGTCAATCATAATATCATATGGCTGATACGTGAGCATTTAGGGGTGGATTTTAATGTTCCTCTACTATTAGAGGCAAAAATAGGTCAGAATTGGCTTGACATGAAGGACGTTGCGTAGTATAACTATGCTCTTTTGAAAATTATGTGAGGAGATAAACACATGGCAATGACAGAAACAATTGACACAGACAACTATGAAGTAATGGCAAAGGCAATGGGCATCACAGCAGATGCTGGTAACAAAGGACAACAGAGTAGCCTTGCTAGATTACGCATTAGTCACTCCCCTATCATGGGAGAGGCTGAAGTCAAAGGTAAGAAGGTCAACATGGAAGTAGTAGCAGGAGGCTATTACAAACTAGACGTACCTGATAGTAGTGACAGTATACCTTCTGGTATATATTATGCACCAGCTATTAAGATACGAACTTTCTTGCAACGCTTTATGTACAAGAGATTTATTAAAGGTTCAGGTTCAGTCGCTAACAGGTTTGCTAAGACTGTAATGGGTGAGTCTTTAAGGGTTGATCTCAAAGACAATGACGGTGGTTTCAACTGTGGTAAACCTACAGGTTGGATTAAAGATTTTAAAGCACTACCACAGTCACAACAAACCTTAATCAAAGAGATCAAGCGTACACGTGTAGTGTTTGGTCTGGCAAATATGGAAGGAGTAGTAAACGATAAAGGTGAAGACATAGATAAGAAGCTAGTAGAAAGTTTTACTAGTGTTCCTTTTATATGGGAAATAGATAACCGTAGTGCCTTTAAATTATTAGGTGATACGTACAATGGTTTTACTAAGAGGAAACTGTTACCTATATCCCATGATATATCTTTAGGCACTGATGAGCAAACCTTACCTAATGGTAGTAGCTTTTATCTGCCGACAGTAGAGGCTGACTTTCAAAATACTATAGCTATATCCCAAGACGATCATACTACTTTTAAGAACTTCATGGATTGGGTGGATAACTATAATGAGTATATAGTTGGTCAATGGAGTAAGAAAACAGAGTCTTTGTCGGTTAGTGACGAGAAAGTTCTTGATCAATTCCACGAGGTTGATGAAGAGGTACCGTTCTAGTATGAACCATCCTGCTGAACTGACATTAGCGCAATACATGACAGATGCAGCCAACGGTAAGGCTGTTATGTCCGATGAAACTATTGAAAAAATAGGTAAGGACGTTATGGATGCGCTAAAGCGTCAGTTTGGTGGGGGTACTAAGCGTAAAGAGTTTGCACTTAGGATGTCAAACATTGGCAGACCATCTTGCCAATTATGGTTTCAGAAGAACAAACCTAAAGAAGCGGCACCCCTACCAAGTAACTTTGTTATGAACATGATGTTAGGAGACATAGTAGAAGCAATATTTAAAGGATTACTAACAGAAGCAAAAGTGGCATTTAAAGATGCTGACCATGTTGAGTTAGAAATACCAGAAGAGAATACCACTATTAGAGGCACGTATGATATAGCCATTGATGGTGCAGTAGACGATATTAAATCCGCATCAGACTGGTCTTATCGTAATAAGTTTAAATCATTTGCTTCCTTAGAAGAGGGTGATTCATTCGGTTACATAGGACAGTTAGCTGGTTATGCTGAAGCATCAGGGTTGAAAGCTGGTGGTTGGTGGGTCATTAACAAAGCTAATGGGAGTTTTAAATACGTCCCTGCTGACGGTCTTGATATGGTTAAAGAAAGGTACAAGATTACTAAGACAGTAAAAGATGTCAATAAAAAAGAACTGAAGAGATGTTACGAACCCATTGAAGAAAGGTTTAATGGAAAGCTAACAGGTAATAAAATACTAGGCCATGAATGTAGCTGGTGTTCTTATAGACATGCATGTTGGCCTGACTTAAAGGAACTACCAGCAGTGAAGTCACGTGCAAAGGAACCTAAGATAGTTTCTTACGTGTATATTAAAAAGGAGGAGAATAATGACAGAGTTTCCTGAAGAGAGTTATCTTGATGCAAATCCAGATGTTAAAGAAGCTGTACAGAATGGGCAGTTCCGTGACGGTAAGCATCACTATGATGCCTTTGGTAAAAATGATGTGTTTGATGACTTATATATTCGGTACGAAAACGATAGAACCACGCCCAAAAAGACAGTAAAAGCAATGGATTTGTTCCAAAATCTGCTCAAAGAGAGGGCAGAAACTGGACGGGTATATATTATGAACATCGACCACTGTAACTCACATAGTAGTTTCCTAGATACAGTTCATATGAGTAACTTATGTCAGGAGATTACATT